GTCCTAATTCTAAATTAAGAACTGCCGTTTATGATAAAAGTTCTGGTCACGCTTCCGCATTTGTTCCAACCAGAACAGCAAAACAAACTGTTGTGTCTATAGAACACGATACTTCTAATGCAGAAGGTATTGCTAATTTATCACAAAAAATAGATGATACTCAAAAAGCCGTTGCAAATGTTGCTAATGCTGTTGCAGCAACAACACCTGGAGCTCAGGAAAATACATTAAGAGATGCAATGAATTCTAATGTATATTAAAATTTAAGCAAAAAGAACACTAAATATTTATGAAAAAGATAAATAATTTAATAAGTTTATCTTATTAAAACTTTTACGATTATCAATATCTGAAAAAGATAAATAATTTCGTAAAAATTAAAATTAATTATAGAAGGTCAATATGATTGAAATATTAAAAAATGTTCTTAACGAAGATGTATTGACTTCTGAACTTCAAAGTGAAATTGAAAATAGATTTAATGAAGCTGTTGAAGAGAAGTCTAAACAACTTGTTGAAGAAAGAATAGAAGAAGAGAAGCAAAATTTAATAGAAGAATATGATGCTAAGCTTGAAGATTTAAATGAAATGTTAATTTCTAAATTAGATAAATTTTTAGATGAAGAAATTGAAAATCTTAAAGAATCAATAAGCGAAAGAATAACATACGATTTAGATATCGAACAAGCTGATACTATTATTGAAGCATTCGATGCTATGGTTGTTGCTTCAGGCGCAGATTTGCTATCTATTCAAAATAAGTTTGAAGAGAAAACATCTTCTAAAGAAGCTGAATTAACAGAGAAATTGAATTTAGCAATAGCTAAAAATTTAGATCTTAAGAGCAAAGTTCTCGAGCTTGAAAAAGAGATGACTTTATCTGAAGCTTGCAGAGATCTTACTATTTCTGAAGCAGAAAAACTAAGAAAAGTTGCATCACTTTATTCTGTAGATGAAGATTTTGCTGAAAAGGTTAAAGTTCTTAAAGAGTCAATGCTTGAAAAGGCAGAAGAAACTCCAAAAGAAGAGAAAAAAGAAGAAATTAAAGAATCTTGGGCAAAATATTGCTAAAAAGATAAATAATTTCGTATTTATTTTAATTTAAGAAAACAAAAGGAAAATGATAAAATGAATTTAACTGAGAAATTTCAACCAATTCTTGAAAGCTCAAAATATGAGCCTTTAAAAGAATCTGATAAAAATATTATGGCTCTTGTATTAGAGAATACTTCAAAAGAAGCTGAAGCTCTAATTAAAGAATCTGGCACAACTACTGGTGATATTGCACAATTTACACCAATTATGATTCCATTGGTAAGACGTGTATTTCCAAAACTTATAGCTAATGAGTTACTTGGTGTTCAGCCTATGACAATGCCAACAGGCTTCATCTATTCACTTTATAATAGATTTGTTGGTAATGGCATTAATCCTATTAAAGGAACAAATGCTGGTCAAGTTATAGAAGTTACAAACACTGGTCTTAATGTTGGTGATGCAGCAACTTCAGCAGCTGGCGGTAATGGCAAAGTTGTTTTTGTTGATAAGATTAATGGTCTTGTTCTTATTTCACTTGACGATAAAACAAAAGGTTTTACAAAAGGTGAGACATACGGCGCTGGTGGTGCAATTAAGAACGTTTATTCTAATGAAGCTATCTTCCACACAATTCTTCCATCTTACAGTGGTCCAGTATCTACTGCAGTTGGTGAGGTTATGGGTAAAGATATTAACGAAGTTGGTTTCGATGTTGCTAAAAAAGCAGTTGAGGTTCAAACTCGTAAGTTAAAAGCTAGATATACTTTAGAAATGTATGAAGATCTTAAAGCACAACATGGTCTTTTAGCAGATGAAGAGCTTATGTCTTTAATGCAAGCTGAATTACAAACAGAAATAGATAGAGAAGTTCTTAAGTTTGTTAATGATAATGCAACACACGTAGCTGATCCATTTGCTCCTTCAACTGTTGATGGTAGATGGGAAATTGAGAAATACAGAGTTCAAGCTATTAAGATTGATCTAGAGTCTGCTAATGTTGGTATTGATACAAAACGTGGTAATGCAAATGTTATTGTATGTTCACCAAAAGTTGCAGTAATGTTATCTCAAGCTGGATCATTCAAATTTGCTGATTCTTCAGCTAATATAGATCAAAAACTATTTAATGGTCTTGTTGGAACATATGATGGCAGATATCGTGTAATTGTTGATCAATATGCAACAAGCGATTATATTACTGTTCTTTATAAAGGTTCTGACCGTCGTGATGGACTTGGATTTTTCTGTCCATATGTTCCACTAAGTTTCCAAAAATTGGTAGACCCTGAATCTGGTGCTCCAAGTATTATGTTAAGAACACGTTATGGACTTACAACCAACCCGATGAATGCCGAATGGTATGCAAGAAACTGGGCTGTAGATTTAAGTCATACAATCTTAGCTTAATTTTAAACGAATCTCCTTTCAAAGGAGATTCTTTAACTTTTTATAAATCTTTCAATTTTATCAAATTAAAGATATTCATTAGAAATAACTTTTATAATCTCTATTCCATCAGTACTTTTTAAAACAAAACCTTCAAGTTTTTTACCACATTTTTCATTAACTTCTATTAAGAGTTTATCAATAAATTCTTGCAAATTATTTGAATATTCTGATGGTTTTTGTAATTGATATTTAGAATCTGTAATTTCTACATGTTTATCAAAAAGATTTAAATTCTTTAATATTTCATATCTTTCTTCACAAGTAAAATATTTTTGGTTATCAATATCCCATATATTAAATATTTTTAATTGATTTTTAACTACTTTATGAGGATTATTTTGAATTTTAGGTCCTATAATTTCACCTTGAATAGCAATATTTCTTTTATAATCACTTAATACATTTAACACTTGCTCTGTATATAAATTAGAAACTTCTGGTTTTAATTCTAAATTTCTTGAACAAACACCTACAGTTCCATTATAATAATAATTTGTAAAAGAAGTACCATCGTTTTTCAAAGTGATCTCGAATTTTTTATCTTTAATTCTATCATAATCTTCTTCTGTTAAATTTTGTATTCTAATACAATCTGTTTTTTTAATAAAAGAAGGAAAACTTCCTTTTGCATCTAGATTATTAGAACTAATCGGAATTTCGTATTTAAGAACATTAAATGTTTCTGTTAAATCTGCTCCTAAATCTGCTTTAAGAATATTAGGTATAACAAATCCTTGTGAAAATTGACCTTTCATTTTTATTGTTTTTATTAAAATTCCTTCTTTATTATTAAATGATTTATTGCATCTTTCTTTTAAAGGTGTGAGATATTCATTTAATATATTTTGATAAGGTATAAAAGAATCAATCTCAAAATATATAACATTTTCACCAATTGAATATACATCTTTAGGAATTATAACTTTCCAACCACCAAACTGAGCAAGTTCTATTCTATCTGCACCTTCAATAGGCAAAATATTGTCTATTTTCTTTACAGAAACTAATTTTCTTTGATAATCCATTTTTAACTCCTTATCCTTCTATAAACAACACTACATCTAGTGGTGTTTGAAAATTTTGATTTTCTAAATCAGACATAATAGATTCATAAGAATCTTCATCATTTATTCTTAAATCATTTAAATCAGCAAGCAATCTTCCATAATAACCATTACTTTTAGATAAAGATTTAAATAATCTTAAAATCTCTTCTCTTTTCATTGTATCTCCTTTAATTTATAGAGTAATTATATCTAATAAAGTTTAAAGTTTTATTAAATTTACCAATCTAAATCAGATTTATTATTTCTAACATTCCATCCTAGATTATTAATCATTAATTCAAGTGATTTTAAAAACATCAAATCCCAATTTTTATCAAAATCTACATAATCTTTAAATAATTGTGCAAATTTTTCATTATTAAATGCAAAAGAATCAGAATTAAGCGGATTTGGTTCTTTTAAATATAACATTTTAACTTTTTCATTAACTGTCATAGGATTAAAGGTTAATTCTAAATTATTTTCTTTAATATACTTATTTGAAACTAAAACAGATCTAGAATTTATAGGAATAGCAACCTTTCTACCATCTTTATATTGTGGTTTTTCTAAATCATAATTTAATGAATTAACACCAGAAGTTCTTGCTATTTCCATTAATGGATAATTTAAATATTGTTCTTTTACATTATTAAGCCAATCTTGAAGATGTTTCTGATCTTTTTCTAATATAATTAATGTTGCTTCTTCTAGAAATTTTCTTGCAAAAGGTGGTGTGCTAGATTTAACAATTTCTATTCCTTGTTTTTTTATTTCTGGATTATTTTCGTCTAAAAATTCTACACCTTCGTTATCTAATTCTCTCATAAAATATTTTTTCTTAGATAACCAAACAGCACCTTTAAAAATAACTTCTCTTTTCATTCCTATTTTTTGATCTTGAACTGCATTAAAAATATCTGCTAATTCTAAAATTGATTCTTCTACCTTTGGTTGTATTTTTTCATTTATAAAATTATCTATGATTTCTTTAGATTCTTTTAATGTTTTACCTTTTGTTAATTCTTCTCCAATATGATCTAATGCAAAATATGCTGAGTCAGTGTCGTTATAAACACAATAATCTAAATTGTTTAAATTTAATGATTGCATATAATCATTAACTCTTTTACTAACCAATTGAATAAAAAATCTTCCATTTCCTGTAATTGCTCTTGCCATTTCTTGATTAAACATTGCAAAATATTTAGAAGACAAACAACCATATCCTGAATTCATCAAAATTTTTAAAGCATTTTGAACAATATTTAATAATTGAGCCATTAATTCAGCTTCTTTATAATCTAATTCTGCTTCCTTTAATTTTTCAGCTTCTGCAGAATATTTTAACATTTCCTTTTTCTTTACTTTTCTTTTAGAATATATTGTTTCAATTAAAGCTGGAATAATGCCTTTTTTATCTTTAGAGAAAAATGCGCCATTAATAGAATATGCTATATTATATTTTTTACAAATTTCTGAAAAATTTTTTAAAATTTCAGGTTTTTCAAAATATAATTTTAATAATCTTTCTTCATCTTCATCATATAAATAAGTGTCTTTAAAATCCTGTAATTCTTTTGGTAATTTATTATATGGAATAAATGTTTCTGGCGACATATTAAAAGAATACATACCTAATAAAGGATACATCGAGTTGACATCTAGTGAAAATCCCCAATCTATTTTAGATAATCGTGGATCTTTAACATATCCTCCTTTTACTGAAACTTTTCCATCAAATATTTCCAAATCATGAGAAACTTGTTTATTTTTATAAATTGTATTAAAAATTAATTGAGCCCACTGTCTTGTTGATCCTAAAGCATCTTCTATATTTACACCTGTCATTGAAGCAATCATTATCAAAGTGTCTGTTAATTTAAATTTATCATCTATTTTAAATAATAGATATGTATCTATAATGCCATAATGAATAAACCAATCTTTCACTATTTCTTTAAATTTAGGTGTATTTTGATTATAAAATAATTGTTTTTCAAATTCATTAGTTGGTTCTGATTCTGGAATTATATATCCTTCACCAGTTCTAAATCCTTCAAAAGTTTTAAAACAATCATGATTAACTTTACCATATTTTAAATCTGTTTTAGCTAAAAAATCTAGTGAATAAGATTCTCTTGGCTTTAAAACAAATTTTTTATATAAATCCATAAAATCTAAAAAAATACATCCTGGAACATTTAAAGAATATCCATTATGATCTTGTTTTAGTTCTGACTTAAACCCAAACGGAGAAAAATCTGGAGTAATTCCTAATTTTAAAGGTCTTTTATATAAGTAATGAAAGTCAAAATTATTGCCATTATGTGCATAAACTATTAAAAATTTAAGTGTTTTTAATATTTTAAAAAAAGATTGCAATAGATGTATTTCATTTTTACATTTTAAATATTTAACTTTAAAATCGAATGTTTCATTATTAAATGAATATTTTTCGTTGATATGTTCTGGATTAAAATCTTCTAATCCTAAAATTATATTTGTATTTGTTAATTTATCAAAAATTTGTATTAAAACAATTTGTTCATTACATTCTTCTACATTAATTGGTGCTTTAGCTGTTGTTTCTATATCTAAATATCCAATTCTAGCATTTTTATTATAATTTGATTTATCAAAATCCCAATACTCATCTCTAATATTGGCATATCCTGGATTAGTTGTTCCATATTTTTTAGAAGTTATATCTTTAGAATCTTGAACTTTTCTTAATTTAATTGAATTATCTAAAAAATATTCAAAATCTCCATTTTTATCTTCTATAAATGTGAATTGTTTTTTATCTATTTTTTTAACTTTTGATTCTTTACCATCATAATATCTTTCATAATATTCCCATGGTTTATCTGGATCTCTGAAAAAACATTCGAATAATTTCATTAATTCTCCTATATTTCTAATATCTTTTAAATTATAACAAAATAATCTTAATAATAAAATTATTACATCTTAACAATCTATAACATATTTGCTAAATTTTTTAATACTTTCATCTATTACAAAAATGTTATCTTTTAATACAAAGCCACAACTTATTAACGCTTTTTTAGTGTAAGTATCTTCTTCATAAGTATATACTCTATCTTCTAATAAGAAATTATTTTTAACTATATTTTTTAATAAATCTATTTTCTTTTTTTCAAATCTAGAATTATTAATAAATTCAATTAATTTTTCTTTATTTTTATGCATATTTAATATATTATATAACCAACATTTTATTAAAAAGTTTTTATCATTTATATATGCAGAACTAATAGATATAAATATTAATTTATCTTGTTCATCTCTAATAATATCTAATTTTGTTTTATTATAAACAAATGATAAATCTTTAAATTGATTATCTTTAAATCCTGAAACTCCTATCAAATCAATAAATTTATTATAATCTTTATCATCAAATGAATTTTTTTGTTTTTCATTAATCATTTCTTTTGCTTTTTCTTTATATTTAACATAATCTATAAAATCATTAGAAGTATCAGATGAAACAACATTAAATTGATAATCCAACAAATATTTAAATATTTCTGTTCTTGACATATTAAAAATATTTATTAATTGTCTTATTTTTATATGAAATTCACCAATTTTCTTTAATTTTAACTCCATAAAGCTATTCATTTCATAAATTTCATAAAAGAATGGATATTTAATATCAGCTTCAATATCTTGTTCTTTTATTTTATCAAATAAAACTGGTTTATAAGATTTACGTTCTTCAATATAATAAAAAATATGTGATGCTTTTCTAGATCTTTTTATCATTTGTAAAGACGAAATGGTGTCAGTAGATTTAGAAGTATCGAAATGAAAGTGAAAATCCACTCTATTCATATTCGAAACACCAACTGTTAAAACAGGAGAATAAATTAAAACGTCCCAATAATCTTGTTCTTCTTCTTGCATAATAGAATATATCAATTCATTAGTCTCTTTTGGATTTTCTCCAGATAAAGTATAAACTCTTATTCCCATTGTTTTTAATCTATCTTCAAGTGTCTTTAAATACATTGTAGAAGTAACAGATATTGATATTTTTAAATTTTGTTCTCTGATTTTTCTTGCAACAGATAGTAAAGTTCCTAAAAAGATTTCTTTAGTTTTTAAAGAAATTATATTACATGTATCTCTATAATCATTTTCTATTATAATTTCAGTTTTTCTCTTAATTAATTTTTTTTCAAATCCTGTTAAAAAAGCATCTGCTACTAATAAATTAATTTTTGAATTTATTATTTTATATAGAAATTCAAAATTTTTAAAATTGTTTGACATTGGATCTATTGAATAAGTTATTATCGATTCAAATTCATCAAAAATAACTAAATCAAAATCAAACATAACATATTTAAATATAGAATCATATTGACAAATTAAAACATCAAAACGTTTAGGATTATCTAAATATAATTCTACCTTTTTGTTTAAAAAATTATCTTCTATATTCTTATATTTTTTATAATAATCTTGCGCGACCGATATTCTTGGCGTAATTATTAAAATTTTTTGTTCTTTTTGTAAACATAAATCAATTATTTCTTTTATTGCAGAAGATTTTGCAGATCCCATGGGTGATTTTATATACATTGCGGTGTTTTTAGAATCAGCAAATTGTTGAATTTCTTTTTGAATATCAAATTTTGAAATATATTGTTTATTGATTTTTTTAGAATTTTCAAAACCAGTAAAATGTTTTTTATAAACCAATAATTCTCTAATTCCTTTAATTACTGTTTGATAAACATTTATTGTTTTTAATGCATTTTCAGTAAATAAATATGTTGGATAAGTTGGATTCCAAAAATATAAATCATTATTTAATGTGTATCTAGTAGAACCATCTTTTGTTTCTAAAAATTTATATCCTAAATGTTTAAATGTATATAAACTTCTTTCTGTTAAATCTGTTGTTTCGAATTCTAAATCTATATCTATATTTTGATAAAAATCACTTTTTTTTAGATTTACTTTTTCAGCAATTATACCATTAGTATTATTAATTAATATATTTGATTTTAATAAAGGAGCATAAAAACCTGTTATTTTTGTAGAATCTGTTGAAATTTCACAAAAATCTAACAAATCTCGTGCAATTTTTAATCGTAATATTTCTAATTCATCTTTTCTTAAATTTGAACATTCTAAAATACACTTTAAATTAAAATTATCTGATCCATTATATGATCTTGATTTTCCTAAAATACATTTATAGTCTTTAAAATAATCTAATATTACATCTTTTTTATATACTGTGTTACAATCAATATCTAAAATAATATAATTATATGTTTTTCTTGATACTTTACTTAAATTTAATACTGTTCTTTGTGTTCTTAATGGAGTATCTATATCTAATGGCAAACATAAAACATTATTAGAAACCAATATTTGATATGCTTGATATAAATCCTGAACTTTTACATTTTCAAATATAAAAGAATTATCGTCATAAGGAGACTCAGGAAATTTTTTATTATTTTTTGTTTTAAATATTGTTAAATCCATAATTCTCCTTTTAAAATATTTATTATATAATATTAATCTTACATTAAAACTTTTTTTAAAACTTTAATGATCATATAAAATCTTTATTATAAATTGTTTTAAAGCCTTCTATAAAATTTTCAGAATTCATTTTAGATTTTAAATAATCAATTCTTTTAATTATTAAATCTTTATGATTTTTATGAATGTATTTTTTATAAATTTCAATATTTTTAACTTTATTTTCACATTCTCTAAATGTATTTTCATTTTCTGAAAAATTATCTACATCAAAATAGTTTAATGATTTAAAATTAGTTCGAGATGGTCTAGAAGCAACCGTTACAGCTTCATTTATTATTCTATGATCTATATGTAAATCATTCGAGTGTGTATAAATGTTTGTATTAGGATATTTTTCTAAAATATCTGAAATTTGTTTATTAAAAACATCTGTTTTAATATATTGTAAAAAAAATGGCATAAAATTTAAAAAAATATATTCAAAATTATATAATTTACTTAAATATAAGAATATATTTTTGCGTGCTTTATCTTGTGAACAAACAACAATAACTAGGGTTTCCTCATTTAATAATGAGGAACAACCTATTACTTCGTCATCAAAATGTGCACATATAACGACATTTTTAATCATTTTCTTCTTCTTCATAAAGAAAATCGTTCATTTCATTTAAAAGAAAACCTTCGATGTCTTTAACTTCTAAACAACTACGTATATTATATATAAGATTTTCGTGAGGTTCTTTTTCTAAATCAATTCTTGTTACGTCTTGATCATTTGTAAAAAAGACAACTTGTTTTCCATCTATAAAAATTTTTGTTATGTTGTTTGTATTGAATATATACTTATCTACTGTTTTTAACATTATTTCTCCTTTAAAATGTAAAATTTGAACCTAAATCTTCTGTTGACAGAAAACGTTTTAAATTTTCTAAAACATTTCCTTTATTAGAAGTTTTAAAATTATGAACTCTACCATCTATAGTTTCAATACTAATTATGGTATAACCTATATCAACATCATTATCATTAACTACATAAGCAGTAACAATATGATCTGTGTTGATTAATTCTGAATGTTTAGAATCTTTAAAAATTCTGAAAGACATGTTAACTCCTTATAGAAAAATATGAAAAATAACCAATAATCAAAACACAAGTGCAAGCACCAAACAATGATACTTTAGTTATAATTTCATTCATTTCAAAACAAACTGACATTACTAATATCCAACACAAACAAAGATACAAAATCAAAACAATATTTAAAAACAGCATTAATTCTCCTTATTTAATATTTTTTATTAATATAAACTCTGGACTATAATTAACATTTTTATATTCAAAAATTGAATAAACATTATTATAATGTTTTATAAAAGAATCATATTTTTTAATATATTCTAATGCTTTTTCTATTGCATAAGATTTTGTATTGACATCATCTATTTTATTGACAAGAGAAAAATCTATATCACCATTATCATAAATTAATATTTTAGATATATAATAATCCATTTTTCGATAACAAATAACTAAATTTGTCTCTTTGATTACTTCTAAAGCACCTTCTATATTCATAAAATCTCCTTTAATTTTAAAAATTTAGATAATTATATCAAATTTTCTTTAAAATAAAATTAAATTTATTGATTAATTAGTGGTTTTCTTATACCTTCTGTGCTTGAATAATGACCATTTGGTGATAAAGTAACATATGCTTTTTCTGTATTTTTGAAAAATGTGATAGCTTCATCAGTAATTTGTTTCATAACAAGCTCATCTGAAGTTTTATCAAGTTCTTCACAAGCATTTAAATATTTTGCATACATAGTTTCAAAATATTCTAACTTATTCATAACATTTAAGAATTCTTCTAAATAATTCATCAATTCTTCATCATTTTTTTCAAGAATTTCAATATATTTGTCTTCTCTATTTTCTTGAGTTATAAAAATACCTTTTGAAGCAAAAATATTATTTAAATATGCAAATCTATAATAAGTATAACTTGGAATTAAACAAAATACTTTAGCTATTTGTTTGTGTAATTCTTTAACAAAAGATTCTTTAGATGAACTTTCATTACCTATTACTAAATTATCTATTTTTAAATCTTCTATAAATTTAGAAAATTTAACTACCTTTTTCTCAGCTATTAAATCAGCTAAATAAGAGAAAAGATTTGTATCTGTTATCTCTAAAATCTCTGTATCAGGAGTAATTTTATACATATCAGTTTGAACTGATGTTACTAACCACTCTGATCCAATATCTTTTAAACCTAAATATAAACTCATGTATATCCTTTGTAAAATTATTTTAATATATTAAAATCGTCATCTGAAACTTTTGTTTCATCTATTTTATTTTCTTTAACTGTTTTTGTTCCATTTGGTGTAATTACATAAGACACTTCTGAATAAATTGGTTTTAATGGTGATTTACCAGTATTATAATCTTTAGAAGGATCTTGCTTAGGTTTATGTGATGCATAATATCTGTAATTACAATTGCATGTGCAATAGTTGCAATCACAAG